CACGAGGCGTTACAAGACCAATGGCAGGAGAACCACGCCAAGAACTCTGCGGATAGATACCAGAAACTAACCTTTGAAGTCGGGGATGTTAAAAACAGGCTTCTGCTTTTACAGGATAAAATGAAGTGTTCTGTTCATACCGAGAAGCTTAATTATCTAAGCTGGGGGGTTAATACCCTATGGGGTGTTTTGATAATAGGGTCTTTATTAAAAGCGTTTTTTTGGCTTAAGGGGGGTTAAAATGCTCGGAATATTAAGTTGGATAGTAAAGAATATAGCTTTGGTGATAGGTATATTAGAGGCTATTTTGAAAGCCGCCGCAGGGATAATATCCCTAACCCCCACAAAGAAGGACGATAAAATCCTTTTAGTGGTGGATAAGATATTTTCGGCTATAAAGAAGATACTATATACCGTAAGTGATAAGTTGGGAAATAAGGCACCCACAATCCCAAACTAATCAAATGCCTGCCCTTTAAATACAGGGTGGGTATATGGTTGTTCCAAAAGAGGTGGTTTATGAAGTTTTTGTTAAACCACCTTGAGGTTGGGGATTTGGAAGCACCCGATGGGACTAAATATCGCGGGTTTAAGCTAAATTGGAGATGGTGATATGTTGACTTTTTCAGAATTACAGCGTGAGGTTAAAACAAGGGCTTTAAGGAACCAAAGCGGAACCGAATTTGATGCCTCCGTTAAAAATGCCATAAACTCTGCGATATTAAGATTGTCGAGGGAGGCCCTTTGGCGTCCAATGAGAAGGAAAACCTCTTTTCTTACTGTAACGGGTTATAGTTCAGGTTCCAACTATATGAGCGTAACCGCAGGTTCAACCACTACCACCGGTGATACGGGGACAAACTGGATATTAAACAAGGTTGAGGTGGGTAGGACGGTAAAGTTCGGAACCGACGGAGGGTATTATACGATAAGGGCTATCTATTCTGGGTCAAACGAGGCTATCATTATAGACCGACCCTACGAAGGGACAACTTCTACTGCTACGACATATAACATATTACCCAAAGAAGAATATGTAATACCCATGCAATCAGGCCATAGGATGTTTTTGTGGCACGAAGATTACGGTTACCCGTTTTTAATGGAGTTTATTACCGACCAGAACTTTTTTAGGACTGGGGTTTATAGAACGACCGAAAGCATACCCATAGCATATCGTATGTGGGGCGAGGATATGGTTATTACCCAGCCTCCAACCGCTTCAAACATAGGTATAGTTTCAACCGCTATAGGGGACTCGTCAACCAATGTAACGATATTCGGCAATGTGGCGGGTTACCCAAGAATAGAAACGGTAACCACTTCGGGGGCAAGTGGTGCGGTTACGGTGTCAACCACCAATAAGTTTGACTCCGTCGAGAGGGTTGCCATAGGTTCAAATACCAACGGGACTTTTACCATAAGTTCTATTTATGGGGGTTATACTTTGGCGGTTATACCCGCAGGAAACGCCGGCGGTGTTTTAAGGAAGAAGGTTCAGCTATGCCCCCTCCCCAATAGTATTTTCCCTATCAATGTATATTACTATAAAGACCCGTTCCCCCTTACCAATGATGAAGATATACACGAACTTGGGGGGGATTTTGACGAGGCAATTATACTATTGGCGACCGCAAGGATAAAGTATCAGGACTCCCAAAAAGAGGGGGATAGGTTCGCTGCTATGTATCAGGACGAATTAAGGAACCTACGCAAGACCAATATGGATAAACCCGACTGGAAACCCGTTTTAGAGAAACCATCGGAAGGCACACCAATGGTTCAGAGGTTTCTTCGGTATGACCAAATAGGACCTTATTACGGATTTAGCCAGAGAATATGACAAACTATAAAAGTGAAGACATACCCATATCGATAGTTAAATTAGGTAGTGGGTTGAATACCGCTTCAGGCCCGTTAAATCTTCAGGAAAACGAGTCTTCGGACCTTCTTAACGCCGACTTTGATAAATTTGGTTCTGTAAGGAAACGAAATGGATATATACACTTAAACGCAACCGCCATAGGTAATACGCAAACCTGTTTAGGGTTATATTGGTATCAAACCGCTACCGCAGAAAAGGCAATAAATGTGTCGGGGCCTTATGTTTATAGAATGGACGCATTAGACGGAACGTGGGATTATATAACAGGAACCACTACCTTGAAAACCCCTACGGATTATTATATTTCCTTTACTACCTTCAATGGTAAGGTGCTTTTTACCAATGATTATAATACCCCCCAGCAATGGGCTAATTCAGGTTCCTGCACGAGTATGACCGTCCCCACGGGCCTTACGCAGGCAAAGTTCATAACCAACTTCCAGAACTACTGTATTATGGCTAATTGCGTGGTTTCGGGCGTGGACTCTCCAACAAGGTGGTATTGGTCTAACTATAAAGATGAGGCGACTTGGACGGCTACCGACTTTTTGGAGGCGGGATATAACGACGGGGAACAAATCACAGGCATAAGGGTTTTGGGCGATAGGCTGGTAATATTTAAGGAAAACTCCATATGGGTAGCAACCTTTACCGGAGACGCCAATATACCGTTTATACAACAGAAGTCAAACTCAACCGTCGGTTGTGCTTTCTCCCGCTCTATACAGGAAATAGACAACGGTCTTATGTTCGGTTCGTGGGACGGGTTATACTACTTTGACGGTTCAAATTCTTATAAGACGTCGGATAGGATAAACGATACTTGGAGAGCCCTCCACAGGGACAGACCCGACCAGTGGTGTTCTACTTACCAGAAGGATAAGAACCGCTATTGGCTGTCCGCTCCGGACGGGACGAGCACCTTTAATAATGTGGTGATAACGTGGGACTCTTTTAATAATGCCTTTTCCAAATACTCTTTGAGTGCGTCTTCCCTAACCACTTTCAGGGTAAACGCAAGAGAGGAAAGGGTATATTTTTCCGACTACTTAGGGTATACCTACAGGGCGGATTATGGGTTGGACGATTATCCTTCGAAAACCAAAACGGGGATAAATTTCTATTACTACACTAATTGGAAGAAGTTTGACGATATATGCGACCAGAAAGGTATACCCAATGCCTATGTCTATTACTCAAACACTGCAGGGACTATTACGCTTGTCTACTCGTATGATTTTTACACTACTGATACATACACACAGACGTTTTCTTCTTACTCGGCTGAAGCGGTAGGACACATATCAAAAAGAAGGGATTTAGATGGCAGGGGAAGGGTGGTAAGGTTCGGTTTTAAGAACTCCCAAACCACCACAAGTTGCCAGATAGACGCAATAGGTTTTCAGGCTCATTTGGAGACTAAGGTATGAGTTTCTTAAAAAGCAAACAATCAAACCTGACAAGCACTACGGTTACAGACCCCGACAGGTTGAGCAGTTACCTTGTCGATGTGGATAGAGACATATCGAACCTTTTCTATATGTCCAATGTTGCTTACCAATTTGGGACAGGAGCCAATTTCTCGGTATTGACTTATACCTCTACTAACTGGGTATTTATGCCTACTGTAGGCGGTTGGAATATAACAGGAACCCTTTTATACGCAGGTTCGGGTGATACCTATATGGGGTTACAGCCCGGAACCGGTATATGGATGGGCGACCCCGCTATTGCCAACGCAGAGTTTTCAGTTGACCCCAACGGTCAAATGGTAGCCCACGCAGGACGGATAGGTGGTTGGTATATAGGGACTACTACCCTATCATCAAGTAATTTAGTTTTAGACTCCGACAATGAGTCAATAAGGACTTCTGACTTTGTGTCGGGTCCTTTGGGGGCAGGTTGGCAGATAGACCCCGATTTGGCAGAGTTTAATAACATTCTTGCGAGGGGTAAGTTTGTATCAAGTAGTTTCCAAAAAGGAACCATCTCCGCAATAGGTGGAAACCTACTTATAGCAAATAGTGCTACCCTTACAGCTAATGTTGGTTCGGCGGATAATGCTACGGTGAGCTATTCCTCCGATACCACCTTTGCCATAAATGATGTTTTAAGGTTAAAAGACTCTGTGGATGATGAGTGGATGACCATTACAGGTTCAACCTCCGCATTTACTTTA